TGTACACGTAGACGTACCGGAAGGGACCAACGGAACCGCCCGTGGCCGTCAGAACTAGGTCCTGGAGCACGAGCTTGTAGACGCCGAAGGACTGGCCGCTGGACACCCTGGTGATGTTCCGGGAGCTGCAATAGGTGTAACTGATCTGCGTCAAGTCCGCGAGATCGTCGTAGCTCGGGCTCGGCGGGTAGGCGGAGGACACCAGGGCCACCGCGAGCTGGTCCGTACCGAAGTTGTGGACCTTGTGCATGACATTCTGAGTGAAGCCATTCGGCTTGTGAAATACGGCCATCGGTATCTTACCCCAGGCGGCAGACGAGCGCCCCGATCGGGAATGACACGGGGTCGCCATTGAGGACGGACTGCGGGGCGGCAAGCGCCGCTTCGATCAGGATGTTGCCGCCACTGGCCGCGTCGTAGATACGGAAGGTGGCCAGGGGCTCGCCGGACAGCCAGGTGGCCGAGGCGGTCCCAAGGCTGACGATCGCGGCGTTCGTGATCTCGCTAGGGTCCGCCAGGGTCGCCGCGGTCCAGCTTGAGGTCGAGGTCACGGCGCGGCTGTAGCCATTGCCGACCGGCTCGTTGCCCGCGGCATCGACCACGGCCACGTACAGGGTCGGGCGGGTAGCCAGTGCCCCGAACGCCGATGACTTCCCGAACAGGCTGTTGAGGGTCGCCTGGGCGCAATAGGCGCTCATGGACATGAAGGTACTCCGAGATAGGGAACGGATGTGAACCAATAGGCCCGTGCTGGGCCTAGGAGCCCCGTAGGGCGTGCGACAGGGTGCGGTCGGGTACGATCGTACCAACCGCCTCGTCCTCGGCCGCCCTTGAGGCTCCTAGACCGATTTTCTACGCGGGTAGCGCCTCGATGGCGTCCAGCTGGAGGCCGTACATGCGCATGTCGTCGATGTCGTAGCTCGCCACCGAGCCAGCCAGCCGGAACACCCCCTGGGCGCCAACAGTGACCAGGCCCGTATCTTCGGACCAGGCCATGCGCAGCCGGGGCGCAATGTCGAGCGTGGCCAGGCCGCCTGCGTCGCTGTTGGCGTCCTGGAGCACCTGGTAAAGGCCCGCGGTCGCCCCGGAGCCGATCTGGATCACGTCGCCGGCCAGGAGGATGCCCGAGGTGTTCGGGGTCCAGCCGTCAGTGTCCAGCTCCTCGACGCCGACGGTGTGGTTACGAGAGAGGCGCGGGGTGCCCGTAGCGGACCCGAGGGGCGCGAACTCCGGGTACTGTAGCGTGAAGGTCCCGGAGCCGCCCCTGAGGGCCAGCATGAACGCGGCCCAGCGCTGGCCATCGGCCCGCCTCATGGGTGGAAGCTCGGCACTGACGCCCCAGAGTTGGCCCTCGTGCCGCTGGTACTGCCTGGAGAGGTTGAAGGGGTTCTCGGTGAAGGCCACGGCCTCGGCCAGCTTGATCTGGCAGGTACGGAAGTAGGGCCTGGCCGGGTGTGCAAGGGGGTACGTGATCATTATCTGCTTCCCAGCGCCTGGCGGAACCCGGCGCTTCTCTGGGCCTCAAGGGCCACAGCCCCGACTGCCCGATGCTCGACCGAGCCGTTGACCTGTTGGATCATGGTCTCGAGACGCCGCAGGCCTTCCTTGTCGGCCCCGCGGGCATCGATCACGTAGGTGTCACCACCGCCGCGCTTCATCTGCTCGGGGGTCGAGACGGACACGTGCTCGCCCGGGGTCGCCCGGAAGGCGACAGTCTGGCTATCGGTGCCACCCGCGCCGCCCACGGTGAACGAGCCACCATCAGCGAACCCAAAGAGGCCACCCAGGGCGGCCGACAGGAAGCCCCAGTTGCCGCCGTTGGCGCTCATGCTCTCAAGGCCCCAGCGCATGGCGATGTCCGCCAGCTGGTCCGTGAGGTTGGCCAGCACGTCCGAGAACGAGTTGCCGTCCTTGATCAGGCCGCGGAAGCCCTGGCCGAGGGAGTAGGATGCGTTCTCGCCAGCCCGCTGCATGATCATCATCTGACGATCGACAGCCTCGGTGCCTCGGGTGGTCTCCTCCTCCATGGACTTGGCCATCCGGCCGAACCAATCTTGAACGCCGCGGACCATATCCGGGACGTACGAGTGGCCGACCACGGCGTCGTACATGCCCTTGAACCAGCCCTTCACGTCCTCGATCGCGGTCTTGACCGTGTTGAAGGCGTCCATCAGCGGGCCAAGGAGCCAGGTCCTGACGCCCTCGACCATGTTCTGGACGATGACCTTGATCTCGTCCCAGCGCTTCCAGACCACGATCAGCCCGGTGACCGCGCCGGCCACCATGAGGATCGGGCCGGTGCCCACGGCCACTAGAGCGCCGAGGGCCATCCCGAGGGTCCCGAGGATCGCCAGGACCGGGCCAATGGCAGCCGCCAGGCCGCCCATGACCACGATCGCCTTCCGGGTCTCCGGGTCCATACCCTGGAGCCCGACCACCACGTCCTTCAGGAAGCCCACGAGCGGGGGCAGGAACTCGGCCACGATCTGGCCGATGGTCTCCTTGAAGTCGCCCCACTGGTTCGTGAGCTGCTCTACCTGCCCTTCGGAGGTCCCGGCCATAGCCTCGGCCACGCCACCAAACTGTCGCTCCAGCTCCTCCAGGATGATGCCCTGAGCCTTGGTCACCTCGCCGGTCTCGACGAAGCCCTTGATCAGGTCCTTCTGCTCCTGGGTGAACTGAATACCGACCCGCTGTAGGGCCGTAAGACCCCGGACAGGATCGTTGAGCGCCTTGCCGACCATGATCGTGGCGCCCTGCAAGTCCCCGCCCAGCTTCTGGCTCAGGTCGAGGGCCGCCTTGGCCGCCCGATCGAACTCCTGGCCGGCGATGGTGCCGAAGGTCAGAAGTTGGCCAATGCTCTCCTGGAGGATCTTGTCGTCGTCGACAGTGCTGATTGACTGAAGGTGGGCGGCGAGGCCCTGGAGCTGCTCCGAGGTCTTGCCGGAGGCGTCACCCATGGACGCCAGCGTGGCCTCCATGCTGGCAACGGCCTTCTCGCTCTCTTGGTACGCGGACAGGCTGGACTTGCCGAAGAGGGCCAAGGGCGCCGTCACGGCAGCACTTAGGCCCGCCCCGATCTTAGCGACGTTCTTGCTGAAGTCCTTAATCGATCCGCCGATGGCCTGCATCTTGGCCTGGAAGCCGCCCAGGTCCTGCTGCATCTGGCCAGAGGCGCCCTTGACCGCTTTGGCCGCGGCCTTCATGTCTGCATCGAATTGAGCCGCGTTGGCAGACAAAGCAACGCGTAGTGCGCCAATCTCCTCGGCGGCCATCGTGAACTACTCCTTGAATGAATTACCGAGCAGCTGCGGCCCGGAACAGAATGGCGTCAATCTCTTCGGGTGTGCGGGCCTTGGTCCGCTGCGTTGGCTTCAGGACCTCCTGGAGACGCGGCAGCTTCTTGACCCGATGTAGGGCTTCGCCATGCCAGGCGCCCCAAAGGGCGAGCTGGTACTGGGCCTGCATGTCTTCGCCGTAGGCCTCCATCAGAAGGCTGGTGGCGTAGGGCGTACAGGCCCAGAACTCAGAGGGCGCAAGGCCGATCCGAAAGGACGCCTTGAACGCCGTGGGGATCAGCTCGCCTTCTTCGGGGTCACCACGGCCAGACGAGGGTCCGCCTTGGGCGGTCCGGCTGGCCCGTAGAATGCGAACGCGAGCGCCTGGGAGACCGCGGCAATCACCTCGGTGACCGGCGGGCTCTGGTCCATGATCGCCTCGACGGTCACCTCGGGGTGGTTCCGGCGCAGGCCGGCGACCACGAGATCCGCGAGGGCCTCGGGATCTTCGGCCGCGTCCATCATCACCTCGTCGAGCTTCCGCATGAAGCCCTTCCCGAAGCGGGTCCGGAGAGCAGCCAGAGCCTTCCAGTCGTAGCGGAGGGTCAGCCGCTGGTCACCGAGGGCCAGCTCAACGTCACCCGTGAACGCATTATCCATGTGCCTTGCCCCAGTGGGTGGTTACGCAGCCGGCTCGGTCCTGGTGATGTCGGACACGACCTTGAGGCCGACCTCGACGATCAGGAACTCGCCGTCGTTGACAGCCTCGGGCCACGAGCGGACCAGGGCGTCGAACTCGCGGGTCGCGGTGTTGGGGTAGGCGATCTTCAGGGACACGGGGTCGCCGCTCTCGTACGCGTCCAGCAGCTCCTGCTGGCCCGGCTCCAGGGCGGCCACCGCGAAGATCTCGCGGATGGTCAGGGTGATCTCGGTGCCGTCCTTGCGACCGAGGGCGTACTTCTCGACGGTATCCTTGAGGTCGGTTGCCCGGATCAGCGGGCGGTCATGCCCAGCGCCTCCAATGTCGCGAACGCCCTTGACCTCGGTCCAGACCGGAACAGCAACCGTGCCGGTGTTGACAGAAACAGTCGTGCCGGCCGTGATGACCGAGCCGTCAGTCTGTGCAGACATAGAATATTACTCCGAATTTGAAATCAGATCCAATGCCATTCCACGAACGGCAGGGTATACTTGCTGTAACGAGGGAAGGTCTCTCTCGTTCATGACGTGAACCGGGCCAACCTTCCAGCCCTGGTAGGTGAAGCGCCGGTCCTCAAGTTCGTCCCGGATGGCTTCAATCACGGCCGCGGCCTCAGCCATCGTGCTTGCCCAGGCCTCGACCTGGACGCGGCACTCGGCGTTGCCGGTCGGTCCCGACAAGTCGTAGAGCGGGTTCTCCGCAAGGAGCTTCAACAAGACGGCGGGATAGGCAGAGCCCTGGGGCACCTCATCGTCCGCGTGGATACGCTGGTCGACCAGGGCGGCCACAGGGGCCGAAGCTAGCAGCCGCTCCCGCATTGCTGCGAGGATCATCACCAGCTCCCGTCCGTCAGCGCACCGTACTCGTCCATGCCGCCGCCGGAGCCCTTGTTCAGGTGCCAGTCCACGGTCGGCCCTGCGAAGAAGCCAATCGGCGCTACGCCGAAGGGCAGACTGCCGTCCGACCCCTTGTCTACGAGGGTGCCATCCGCGTTGAAGAACTTGCGCCGGTTGGCCTCGACCGAGAACTCGGTGTAGCGGCCCCAGTCGAACCAAACGTCCGCCAGCTGACCGTTGAGCCTGTTGTTCGCCGGGTTGGGGGCTAGCGCCCCGACCGCCGCGTTGGCCGCGTTGAATTGGACTACACCACCTATCGTGTAGGCATTTACGGTCAGGCTGTCGGCGACATCATTGATATAGATGCTCCTGAGGGAAGCGTTGCTCAGGTCGACCGAACCGACGACCTTGTACCACTGGCCCGCCGTGAGGGCGGTGCTGGTGATTATATACAGGGTGTTCTGACCAGCGACATTACGACCGTACACGTAGATTTGGTCGCCCGTAAACCGCCCGATGCTGAAACGGGTGGCGGTGGTCCCGACACTAACAATGTGCTGGTCGGCCGCCGCGCCAAGGAGCTTGATCGCGAAGCCGAAGGTCACCCGGCCGCTGTTGGCGGCTCCAACAAGGGCTACCCCACCGCGCCGCGCGTAGCTGGCGCCGTCGAAGGCCACGGGGTACGCGGTGTAGTCGCCGCCCGGTGGAGCCCCCTGGGCCGACCAGAAGGCCATGGTCTGCGCGAGCATGACCTTAGCCGCCCGGGTGCAGGCCCTTCGCCAGCATGGCGAGGACCGGCGTGATGGCGTCCTCGATCACCTGATCAGTCGCCGCCAGGATCTGGGCCGTGGTCGCCCCGGGTGCAGCCCGAGACAACACCAGACGGAATACGGCGGCCGTAGGCGCCTCCGGGCTCGCCACGGCCCGCTGAGCCCAAGACAGTTGCTCCAGGGCCTCGGCCCGGCCCTCGCCCGCGGGAAGGGGCTGGGCCAGGATCGTACCGGCTCGCTTCAACACCGCCGAGCGGACCTTCGCCCGGAGGTCACGCGCTGCCGGGTCGGTGGGGTCCGCGGTAGCGGAGGTCTCGATCGTGTACAGCTCTAAGAGTGTGGCCATTCGAATGGCTCCTACGAGAATGCGAGCAGGTTCGCCGCCGCTACCTTGACCGCCTTGATGACCGTGGCGGACTGCACGAGCAGGCTCACCACGTCGCCAGCAGCCATCGCCGGGCAGACCGTGCCGTTGAAGGTGATCGTATGGGCACCGCCTGCGATGACGGTGCAGTGGAAGCCGGCCGTGGTCGGCACCGTGATGTTGCCCGAGGTCACGACGACGTTGCCCGAGTGGGCCGTGGTCGTCAGGGTCCCGGACACGCTGGTCACGACGGCCAAGAGGTGGTGCGCGATCTGCTTGCCACCACCGTTGACCGAGGCCCCCGTACCGAGGACCAGGCCGCCCGTGAGCGTACCACCGGCCAGCGCCAGCTTGGCGTCGAGCGCGGTCTGAAGGCCGGTCACCGTCGAGATCGCCTGCGCGCCTGTGTGGTTGGCCCGAGCGAAGGCGTCCCCGGCGATATTGGTCGGGTCGTAGGTGGCCTTGAGCATATCGCCGCCACCCGCGGCCGTCTCGTCCGTGCCCCAGCTGTAGGCGTAGTCCCCGTTCGAGGTCTTCTTGAGGACCTGGCCCGTGGTGCCACCGGCCGGCGCGAGGCCGCTATGGGAATGAACCGCAGCCGCGAAGTCCGTCTCGGCGTTGTCCGCTGCCGTGCCCAGGGTGGGCTTGCCGCTCAGGTCGCCATAGGCGCCCGTGGTCGCCACTGTGGCCAGCCCGGTGACCTCGGTGGCCGCCGGGTGGGTGTGGGCGAAGTCGGTAACCTGCGCCTTGGTGTGGGTGTGAACCGCAGCCGCGAAGTCCGTCTCTGCGTTGTCCGCAGCCGTCCCGAGGGTGGGTCGGCCCGAGAGGTCGCCATAGGCGCCCGAGGTGGCCACGGTGGCCAGCCCGAGGACCGTCTTGGTCTCGGCCGCGGTCATCGCCGAGATGTTGCCCGTGGCCTTGCGGCCCAGAACCGTCGAGGCGCCAACCGTCAGGGCGGCCGGGGTGTTGTCCGTGGTCGCCGCGAGGATCGTGTTGGCGTTGTAGTCCGCGTTCATCACTGCGCCGGCCGCGTCCACATTGGTGGCATCGGTCACATCGGCGCCCGTCTCATAGTCCGGCGTCATGAACTCCAGCGCGGTCGCGCCAGCGTTGACCCGGACCAGCTTGCCGGCGTCACCCACGTAATCCGAGGGGGTGTCCGTCAGTCCGGTGAATGTGGTCGCTCCGGAGCCCCCGCCCTCGTCCGCGCCCCAGGTGTAGTCGTGGTCGGCCGCGGTGACCTTCTTCAGGACAGCGCCCTGGGCGCCTCCGGCCGGCACGAGGCCGGCGTGAGTGTGCCCGGCGGTCGCGAAGTCCGTCTCCGCGTTGTCGGCCGCGGTGCCGAGGGTGGGCTTGCCTGTGAGGTCGCTATAGGCGCCCGAGGTCGCCACGGTGGCCAGGCCGGTCACCTCGCCCGAGGGGTGCGTATGGGCGAAGTCGGTGACTTGGGCCTTGGTGTGGGTGTGGCTCGTGGGCGCCTTGCCGTCCAGCGTCGTCTGGAGGTTGGTAACGTTGGCGATGGTGTGGGTGTGGCTCGTGGGCGCCTTGCCGTCCAGAGCCGTCTGGAGGCCGGTCACG